ATTCCTCCACCCACACATGGGGGATTGTCCAAGGGAAGCGTACTGCTATCAACCTTGTTAGAATTCTTCTGGGCGCCTCCTTTGATCTTGACGGGTGCTTGAACAGGCATGGAGCCAGCAACACTCCCAACGTTGTATTTCTGCGTCACGTTCGTGGTAGACACGTTACCTTCCGCTACAAACGTCAGATCGGACGACAGCATCATCCCAAGTTTCGAGCCAGTTCCCCGCGTAAACCCATACACAGGGCGTGCATTGGTTTGCGAATTCGGAACAGTTCGAGGAATGCGAACTTCTGTCACAAAACGGGAATAAATTGTAACTCCGCAATCAGACGGCAAAGTCTTCGTTGCAAGAGCGCTATAAATCCCCACATGAACCACACCTATTGACATCGGAACATCGTGGCTCACTTGATTGTTCAAGAAAGTTCGCCAATAACGAAATGGCAACTTGACAGTTGCTGTCGAGTTCAAACCAGGTGAAACCTTGGCATGCGGAACCGACAACCAATTCGGTGTCTCGGGGATCACATTAACCGCCAGAGGCTGGAAAAACATGACCAACAAACCTGCTTGCGTCGGAGCACCATTGAGCTGGATCATCACTTCAATGTCAGGTTGAGCCAACAAGAAATTCTGAAACGGCATATTCTGCAAATTGTTTTGGTCTCCCAATCCAAGCATGCCATACGGTACGATCACGGATCCAAGAATCGTGGATTCAGTTTGCGCTGTGGTCCACTGGAACTGAGTGCGTTTCACAAAACTCGACGTACCCATATCCAATGAGGCGGGAACTTCAGAAGCGGAACGCATATCAGGAGCTGGGGCAGTGTTCTCGTTATCGTACGAGACTGTCATAGTCTCCGGATTGATAGTAGTCAAACCAGGAGTAGACACTTCATTTTCAGCAGCTTCACCAGCTTCACCCACAAAACGATACGAGTCACCTGACCCTGCAGTTCGTTGTGAAACCACGCGACGCAATTGAATCCACGGATCGACAACAAGTGGCTGCATTCCAGCACACTTGAGAGCAACATTGATGTCATTAGCATAACTCTCATAATAGTCCTTCCACCATTGAGAAGCGTATTCAATCATCTGTTGACATTCAGTTCTAATCGTGAGATTGTTATTGCGAGTCCACAACAACGAACCCTCCAACGTTTCTTTGCGCAGCGCACCAGAGTACTCTCCTTCAACCATCACAGGATGGTTCCCAAGGAAGAGAACATCTTCAAACTGGATGAACTTCTCATCGAGTTCCTGATCCTTGTAAGCACTCGTGTAAATTTGGCCAATTTGGGCCATATCGTCACGAATCTTCAACGGATTCCAATCCAATTCTTCGTCCTGCCCGAGCAAATGGTCATCACCCAAGATGTCCAGCGAACAATGGCAATCAAACATCTTGCTTGGGAAACGCAAATCGAAACAATAACGGAAGTAAAAATCGACCGTAATGCAATTCAGCACCGTGGTCCAACCACCCCCGCTGGGATTATTGCAAACTGTTTCCAGCTTCCAATCACCAATCAAAAAGGGTTTTTCTGTCTCATGGCGTCGCACGTGTTCAAAAATGATGTCGCTATTCGGCAAAGCAGCACCAAGTTCTTCCAAAACCTTAAAGCATTCGTCCATTACTTGCCTTTGGTGGCGGAGATCACATTCGGAAATGTCTCCCGCAACCAATCGGTTTCGGTACTTGATGAGGCGCGAGTAAACGGCCATCATGTCACGCGAACTGGCGTTGATTCCAATCGCATACGGTGTATTTGGAAAACTCGTATTGAAAGCGATATACATCGCTCCAAAGAGCATCCGACACACAACATTGTACGCTACGTCGTCGCAAAAAGTCAATCTAGTATTCACATCCTTGATTTTCTTCTTGCTTCGCAATTCGTCCTTTTGGTAACCCACGAAAACTTTTTCAAAGTTTTCGCCATTGAGCACACGTTCGAACATTGCTTCGACATGTTCGCGGAATAGCTTGTTGTACTTTCCTTCTCCTTGATCAAACCACACCAATGACTTCTTCCCTTGTCGGGTGACGAAGTACATATAGGGTGACCCAGGACTAGTACTTGTACAGATTGATGCCATCGCGCCAGGGATTCCAAACAACGCTTCTTCAAACGTGAGGAATCTCAAACCTCCAGTGTGCTGGTAATTCAGACCATTTTCAAGGTTCGACACAATTTGTGCTCGTATCCTCCTCAAACGACCCGCATCCAACTTCACTTTTGGAGCTTGCGCCAAACGAACAATCGCTTCTTCTGCTGGCTTCCGCCCTTCCGCACGGACATCATGTTCAGACATAATCGCAGGTTCTTTCAAAGACCTCCATGGGAGATATTCAGCAATCACGCTTGGTTGTAATTTCGTCTTCACACACATGTGTACCTTTTCATTTGGAAGAGCTTTCTCGATCGACTTCAAGTTGGGACAATCCAACTCAACAAGCCGTTCAATGAGCGGAGCTTCTGCCACAATTTCCGGATGTTCCACTTGCGGGGCTTCAGCGACAACTTCAGAATCTTCAAATGTAGCTTCTTCAATCATCTCTTGCGAAACGCGTACAGCCAAACCAAACGAATTTTCCTTCTTAAGCGTCCCAGCAACATGAATCCCAGCACATTTGTTCACAAACTTTCCAGAACAAACCATGATTGGAGAACCACAGTCACCAGAAGAAGTCAATGCACGATAACGGAATCCATCATCAAGATGCAACATCATACCGTAATACGAGTATGTTTGTACATCAGGATGCGCAGTAGCCCAACGGATCCCTTCTCTCGAAGTCATCATCATGTCAAAACCATTGCGGTCATATTCTTCGTCCTTCAAAAACCGGCTTGTGATATCCTTGAATCGCGGACATCGCACGTCGCGAACAGGAATAAACAACAAGTCGTGCGCAATCTCACCCGTTTCTGGGTCTTTATTCATGACCACCTCAGACGGATCATACTTCCAACAGTATTTGTGTCCCTTGTAATCAAGAGTAATCTTCTCTCCAGCAGCCAACGGGACACCTCCAGCATAGAGACAATGAGCGTACGTCAACAGCCAATTCTGTTTCAACGGAATACAAGTGACTGACACACACGGCAGTTCAAGAACAGCAGTTTCCACTACTCGACTTCCTTCACCAACCATGGCTTCACCACGAGTCCAACGTTGTCGGTTTCTTGCTTGATGTGAGACCTTTCGCCGGGGTTCAGATTCAGCAGCGAATGTAACTGTTTCCGGACTGCTCTTATCGCCAGAAAGCCATCGAGCGACACCATACATCGCTCCAATGACAATACCAACAAGAAGAATAGTACCGTAAGAAGTACGATTCGCCAGAATCTTCTCTTCCACTTTCTTGGGGATCATCTCAGGACAAAACTCCCATGCTGTGTGACGCGAGCGCAAGATACGGCGAGACGAGTACAATTTCCACAAATTGTAATCTTCGTACACCTTGCCAACCACTTGAGCCGCAGTGGAATCCAAAACTTCGTCTTCTTCATTATCAGTAGACTCCTCTGAATCTTCACTATAAGAAGCTGAACTATCAATTTCTTCCAACAACGATGGAGGCTTATCTTCACTAGAATCCATAGAAAAGGTATCAACACCTTCTTCCACATCTTCTTTCACTTCAGCGGCCACACATTCGGGACACAATCCTTGCACATTGTGACCAAACCATTCAGCTTGACACCCAGTGCAAACAAATTTCTTGTTCTTCTTTCGGTTCTTTCCTTCTCCCACAACCGTGCTAGAAAACAATGAAGTGAAAGCTTCAAAGATTCCTACAGGTTTAGCGGGAATGTTGCAAGTTTTGCGAAGTTCTTCTTCGATCATCTCACGCGGATCACGCATGGTTCCATCAGCAGCTGAACTCCCGAACAATAGTTGACCAACGCGCATTTTCTCGTCATACGCTTCACGAACCATTCGACAAATGTTGTCAAAAGTCGTCCATTCGGTCGACATTGCTCCATAACCTTCACAATGCAACTTGGGGATGCACCGAAATACAAGATAATCCATCTTGGCAATACGCTCTTCTGGAATCTTCGTCATGTTGAGGATCAATACGCCATCAGCACCTCGATCCGCATATTTCTTGGCGTCTTCGGCAATCGCGGCTTCAATAACCACATCACGTCGGCGACAAAGCGCGTTGGTATCAAGTCCAGGAACTTTCGGGTACGCAGTGTTGTTCAACAAACCAACAACACGCGATTCAAAATGAGTCCCTTTGACTCCAACAAAGGCATCATCAGTCGAAGCCATATCAGGCAAGAAAGGTGACGAACTAGCCATCAAAAGAAAGGTTTGACCTTCCTGAGCAGCTGTTTCCGTGTTCACAAGAAATTCATCCATGAGCACACCTTCTTGTTGCATGTAACCAGACCAAAAGTTATCACCACCATTCTTGGAATAGAATGATTCAACATCAAGACACTTAAACAAGCGATCGACATACAACGACTTACCCACACCTGGAGCACTAAACATATGGAACACAAATGGTTCCTGTCTCTTCGTGCCAGAACTATGAGCGAGATTGATGTTCACGCGAAGCTTTTGAAGCTTGAGATAAATACCCAAGATGATGGTTCTCAAACCATT